GACGATCCTCTTCCAATATCGGATCGTCCTTGATCGTAAATTCAGTTCCCTCCTTCACACCGGGAATATCTGCTTGCTTCACCTCCCCAAACCTGTAGCCAAAGGCCACAACCCGACGGCTTAGTTTAGTTGGCGCGAGAGAAAAGGGGCAGTCCTCGCCCTCAATTGGGACTGCGAAATGGCATATCCATGCGCAAAGTCAACTGTGTTCTGGAGTATATCCTCCTTCTTCAAGGTTTTCCCTTTCGAATAGTTGACAAAGTGCATAGAGGCCGCTTGATGATTCAGCGCTTCAAACACCAAATCAGTATCGCGGCCAGCCTGCATTATTTTAGGATTGCACATCTGCATAAAGGCCTCAATAGACATCTCATGTTCCGATTCTTCAATACGCACCTCCTCGAAGGAATTATCGCTAAAGATCGGCACATAGTGCTGATGAGTTGACTTCTTTATGAGAAACTTGGCATATATAGGATTCACATATAGCATGTCCTTCGCCTTATGGGATTCAGGACGATCATCTTCGTGTTCTTCTTTAAGAATCGCCGAAATACTATAGTGGAAATTAATCTCATCCTTAGAGTACGTCTGCTTAATCACCCAGCTCCATGCGTTGGAAATCCAATTTCTAACAACTGCAAACGCTGTGGCTGCTAACGCACCACCAAGTGGAAAAAGTGCCATCCACGGGTTTATTTTTAAAAGGAGACCTGTCCGGGCCAGAATCCAAACCAACAGAATTAGTGCTATCGCTCCAACCTCAAGGGCGAGCAGCACCTTACGCCAATCCATATAAGGCATAAATTGATCAAATTTGAACTCCAATTTCGCAGCTTTACGCCGCACCCAGGCAATACGCTCATTTTCGCGTTCTAAGGCTTCAGCTTCATCAGCTGCCTTCTTCGCCATTACAGCTTCTTCTTTCGCGCGATAATAAGCATCATCTCCCGTTTGCCGACCGAGATCATGTTCTATCTCATGTTTCTCGTCGATTGCCTCCCTCAAAGCATCCCTAGTCCCTACTTGGAGGTGTGTCAAATCAGTGAGTGCATCGCGCAATTCTGCGCCACTTCGATTGGCTTTGACTTGCCAGTTACGTTTGGTCTTACAAAATCGGGCTTTATGGCCCGGTTTGCCACATAAATTACATATCAACTTATCAGCATTACACTGCCTAGTAGAGTGCCCAATTTTACCGCATTTATTGCAGACTGGCTTTCCACTAGGGTTGTATAAATTACAAGTCATTTCACGGTGTCCCACTTTTCCGCATTTGTTGCAGATAGGGCCATCAATCGTGAAAGGTTCGTCAACCTTCTTCGGGTTGGAGTGGCGGGATTTTCCGACCACGGGCAGCCCAATTTTCTTAGACCACTTCTCATCGTGTTCGTAATTCTTACCTTCGCCATCTTCAAAATCATTTAATGAGTTCAGGGGTCCGAAGGCATTCTCGTCCTCTGTCTCGCTCATATCCCAACCTGGATTAGTTTCGATTCCGACTAAGGGTCCATCTGAGTCTGGATCACTTTCAAACCAGCCCTCAAATGAGACCTCATAGTCGTCGTCCTCCGATGCACTGTCGACTTGCGTGAATTCACTTACGCTGTCGTCACGAGCAATGCGCTCATCGGATC